TTATCCACCGTTTATCACATCCTGTTTTTCCGTGTGGGACAGATTTGGGACGCAATCACCAAAAATCGAGTCGATTTGCTTCGCATGCTCGGTCAGGTGATTAGGTGCCAGGTGTGCATACCGGCGAACCATTTCTATTGACTCCCATCCTCCCATCTCCTGAAGAACCGAAATCGGGACGCCTGCCTGAACTAACCAGCTCGCCCAGGTATGCCGCAGGTCATGGAAGCGGAAATCCTCAATGCCAGCACGTTTAAGCGCAGCCCTCCAGGCTGTGTTTGCGTCGTACCGCATCTTCCTCACTGTCGGCGCTTTAGTTCCATCAGGCCGGGTGCAGCTTTCCTTATAGACGAAAACCCACTTGTGGTGATTGCCTATTTGCCTTTTCAGCACACGACATGCAGTATCATTCAGCGCCACGCCAATGGCCTGATTTGATTTGCTCTGCTCCGGGTGTATCCACGCCACCCGGCGCTGCATGTCTATCTGCTGCCATTCCAGATTGATGATGTTCGACCGCCGTAGCCCCGTCGCCAGCGCAAACTCGACAACGGACTTAAGCGGATCCGGGCATTCATCAATCAGCCTTTTCGCCTCATGAGGCTCCAGCCATCGAATGCGTTTGTTCTTCGGCTGAGGCACTTTCACAATCGGCGCTTTGTCCAGCATCTTCCATTCACGCTCAGCGGCACGTAACAGCGCCTTGATGAAAGAAAGGTGAGTGGCCTTTGTGGCTGTCGCTGCCGGTCGTGGCACATATGGCGGAACTGGCTTTCCCTTCTTCCTTAACGCCTCTTCCCTGAGCTTCCAGTTTTCCTCATGCCGCCGGTTAGTCATCTTCTGGATCGCGTTATAGATTCGTGTCTCAGTGATGTCCTTCAGTTGCATCCCTGCAAAGTGTTGTAGCCAGAATCCGATCCGGCTTTTGTCATCGTCCAGTGACTTCTTGTGCGCCTTCTCCTCAAGCCACCTGACACACGCCTCCTCAAATGTCATATCCGGCGTCTCGCCCAGTTTGCTTACACGCCAGGCTTCGGCCTTCAACTTGTCATGGAGTTCCGTGGCCTGCCTTTTGTCCTTTGTCCCAAGAGACTGCTTAAATCTTTTGCCGTCCGGCAATGTGAAACTGGCGTACCAGGTCTCACCTCTGCGGAAGAGTGACATATCAATTCCTCTCGTATGCCATCACCCGCGCTCACGGCGACAGTATGCAGCGGAGATTTCAGAGCTGCAATGCACGCCTGGCGAGTGGTGAGGTAGGGGGATTTGGGTTTTGATGGGTCTTTGCGGGTGGCCTGTAGTCGTCCTGACTTTATCCAGTTTGTGGCCGTGGGTCTGGATATGCCGAGCATGGCGCAGGCCTCATCAAGCGTGAGGCTGTATTGTTCCATCACGCACCTTCCTTTATCTCTTCTGATAGAGATTCAATTGCGCTGACAGGCACAAAGTATCCCTTGCCAGACAAATAGATAAGTCTGTCAATCATTTCATGGGGGCTTTTATCAATGAACATATCCCCATCATGATCCAGACCGATAGGCTCGCGCTCTGCTGATTCTATGAACTCGCTTTGCTTACGAACTGCTTCAAAGAAATCTGCAGGAGGTACATCAAAGAAGAATGGAATTGCTGGAACGTCACCGATAATTCTTGTTGAAGCCACGTGAGTTATATAACCCTGAGCAGATTCATAACAGTAGACATCGCTGCGCCAGTTGTCTGAACTAAATCGGCAATAGCTCATTCGATTATCTCCAGGCGTAAAAAAGCCGCCATCAGGCGGCCTGTTCATCTTCACGGTTGGTTAGGTCATAAAACTGACCGTACGTTAGCCTCTGGAAGCTTTCGGGGATTATCACATCACCGTGACGCTCACTTTTGTCGTTTGGAATCGCGAAAACCAAGGCATCATCACGGCCCGGACATTTGCCGCCATACGTGCTCAGCATGGCAAAACCGTATCCACGTCTTGCTTGGCCGCCGATGCCTGTGCGCATGACGCCGTAATGATCAATGATGTACGACTCCCAGAGCGGCAAAGCCTTGAGTTGCTTGTTAGCCTCATCCTTTACCGCCTCAAGCGTTTTTTGATACTCACGGCCTTCTTTGCTGTTTCCTTTGCCTCGCGCGATAACAACTCGCTTGCCTTCCCAAAAGTCCTCGCTTTTGATGGTCACCGGCGCAGGGAATGCAAAACCTTTTTCCCACACGAAAGCCTGTATCAGCCCACCCTTATCTCCCCAGCTGCTGCTATTTGTCCATGCGATAGCGCCAACCTTATCAATTGCTGCCTGCATGATTTCGTTTCGCTTTTTTCCTATTTGGTCGTATCCATCAATAAGCGCCTTCACTTCCGGCCCTTCAACGATGTAGTAGTCGTAATGTTTGCTCTGGTCAGACATAAATTTCTCCAACAAAAAACCCGCCGAAGCGGGTCATGGTGTTAACTCAAATTCATCATCCCACGGCGGGAATGTGCTCATCCTTCCATGCGACATGATGTACTCCGTAGCCACAGCCATCGAGGACGGCTTCTCGAACTCCAGCATAAACACATCATCGTAGGCCTTCCCCAGCCACCACCCGCCGCCGTACTCCTTTGCACGCTGAATGAGCACCCATCGCCCGGGCGTAATGCGGTGATGTATCTCGCCGCGATAGATGATTAAGTAGTCCGAGTCTTTGCTCATGACGCACCTCAAAATAACTGTATTTATATACAGTAAATTGAGGTGGGCGGGCTGTCAATTCTTGGTGGGAGCTTCCGGGAGAGGCATCCAGTGGGTAGCAGGGAGCTCGCGCCCAGAAACGACTGATGTGAAATATCGGTAACTGGCTCCTGAGTGCTCCATTTCGCCAACATTCACGCCCCCATTATCTGCGGTTAGAACTATGTCGCCCACCTCCGGCATCCGCTCACTGCACGCTATCCAGCCAGCAGTTACCGGCGCGGGCGGTGCGGCGAGCATTGCAGCGCGGCAGGCGTTCCAGGTTATCTCGGCAACTTCACGGAATTCAGGGCGGCACAACGTGAGTTGGATTTCGCATCGACGCGACCATTCTTCAAAGGTTTCAGCAGTCACAACCGGCGCGGGCGGTGCGGTGTAGAGCGGCACGGCAGAGGAATAGTTATCGACTTTTGGGTCATTAGCGTGCATTAAGTAATGACCGCCAATCATGTACGCCACAGGCTCCGCCCGCTCCCGCAGCGCGGCCAGTGCTACGCGCGCGATTGCTAACTCAGTCTCAAGCTCCTGCCTGACTGAATCAAGCGCGCTCTGTTTAACCGAAAACTCAAGCTGCTTCACTTTCTCTGCGCACGCTGCCGCCAGCGCCTCTTCGCTAATTTCGCTCACGCTTCACCCCCTGTCTCAAGATTGATGCCGGCCGCCGCTTTCAGTTTTGCTGTGTTCATGCGGCACCGCCTTTAACAAAAATAATCCAGTGCGTTTTGTCGGATTTTCCTGTTCGTTGCCAGATAGCTGGCTTCTCGTCTGTGAGTTCCAAAATACGGCGAACAGGTATCTGTGTTTCGTTCCATTTGAAAATGAGCACGCCGTGTGGCCGCAATACGCGAAATGCCTCTTCGAACCCGGCGCGCAGGTCATCACGCCACGTTTCCCGGTTTAATTTTCCGTATTTTTTCCCCATCCATGCGTTATCACCGACACGCTCAAGGTGTGGCGGATCAAACACTACAACAGGGAAGGAAGCATCAGAGAATGGCAGCGCGCGGAAATCGGCAACTACGTCTGGACTGATAACAAGACTGCGACCGTCGCAGAGGGTGTGCTGCTCGGCGCGGATATCGCTAAAAATTGCGCGCTCGTCTTGCTTGTCAAACCAGAACATACGGGAGCCGCAGCACATGTCGAGAATGGATACATCTGTCATGCGGCACCGCCTTGACGCAGCCAGCGGTTGAGGTATTTGTTGTTATTCACAGAGCCGAAGCTGTTGCGCTTCATGAGCTCTTCGCGGCTCGGCATCGGAGTGTGCTTGCGGTCAGACTTACCGCCGACCGTGACGGTTAAATAATTTGCCTGGTCTCTGGACATGGTTAACTCCTTAATCGATACGAACGTGACCGTAGCGACCGAGGAAGCGGCGCATACGGTTATCTGTTTCTTCAGGGCGGCGCGGGCCTGTAGTGACGAATCCGGGCATGAACGATGCCGCAAGGTTGTCGTCCCACAGCTGCCGGTCAGCCAGCGCGTCAGCATGGCGTGTCATGCGAGCTTCCTTGCTCTCGGTTTCGTACTGCTTTCCCAGCGTCTCTTGCAGGTGTGCTTTAATGCGCGCCAGCACCTCTTCTTTGGTGCCGGATCGTTTTGGCGGGCGTGCGTATCCCGCCCCGGGAAGAGGTGATGACATATTGATGGCCTTATTGGGTTAAATCAGAAGGGGATTGAATCGTCGAACTGTTCTGCGCCGGAGGTTGCTTGCGATGACTGCTGCTGGCCTGACGAAACAAAGCCAATCTTTGCATTCTGAAGCTCAAGAGTGATGGTTTGCCCGTTGTTTCCCTGGTAAACATCCACCTTAATGCTGTCGCCAGTTAACTCTACGATAGAGCCTTCAACCAACACGCTGCGGTAGTAATCAGCTTGCGGACCCGGCCTGGCAAACACAGCGGCGCTATAGTTCGTCCACTCCTTTTTCTTGGACTGCCTGTCGTAATACTGAACGCCTGCGCGGACATTGAATCCGATGCTTTCGCCTGCCTGAAACTCCCTGGCTGGCTTGTTGAGTTTTACTGTTATTGAGTGCGCCATTACGCTTCTATCCCTTCAAGTTCATCTTTGCGAATGTTGTAAATGTCCTGAGCCTTTTGCTGCTCAGGCGTACCTTCCAGCATCTTCCACGCCTTAGCGAAAGCGCCCTTAAGCTCTGCGACGCTATTTTTTGTAGACGCAGCCTCAGTAAATGCCTTTAAGATTTGCTCAGGAGAAGCAGGCTTTTTGGCAGGGAAGCTGCTTGCCTGACTGCTTTGCTGCTGTTTATGCTCGTCAGTATCCGCATCCTTTGCGTCATCAATGCCAAAGAGTCCATTCAGACAGTACTTGCGAGCATATGAACTTGTCGCACCGGTAACCTGCGCTGCATCCATTCCTTTTTTGCTTTCCTCCTCGCGGGCCATTGCAGTGGCGGTGTGGCTGCTCTCGCCATCAGTAATGGTTGCCACGGCCTTCACGTAATGGCGATCACCAATAAGCACGATTTCATCGCTTATTGAGAGAAACAGCCCATCCAGAAGCGGCTTAACACCTTCCAGAATGTCCTCGCAACTGCGGTATTTGTATTTGCCGAATGAGTTGTACTGGTTTTTCGGCGCGTTAAGGTGGGCCTGTATTTTTGCCAGGCGCGCATAAAACTCTTTGCTCATATAAACCTCAGAACGGCGCAGGGCCGAGTAATTCACGAACGTTCATGCGCTCAAGTTGAGCCGCTAGCAGAGCTAGTTTTTTCTCCCTGCGGTCGCCAGCTCTGCGGTATTCGAGCGCCATCTTGATATATGCTTCACGCCATATCTTGCTGATCGCAATCGTCGACGCGAGACGGGGAGGATTGGTTGTCATGTTCGGACTCCTGCTTATCAGGTGAAGGGAAGATATCGCGGCAAAGGCGGGCGAATTGCTCGTCGGTCATATCGCGAAAGTTAAATTTCATTGCGGCCTCCGGTACCAGGGCATGCTCACTGCCTGCTTCATCTGCTGATTGGCCTGTAACCACATCCCGGCGTCACCGAGGAAGCGCGCGATAACCGCTTTGCTCTGAGCTGCCCGCAAAGCGCTGTGATTTACATCTGGCATAACGCCTCCAGTTGTTTGCGAGCCGCACGGATAAGGCGGCGAAAGCGTTTGGATAATTCGGATTCGGTCGGGTAATAGGCGGACATGATGCCGCCACCCGATAGCGATAATTGCATCATGGTGGGATTCCTTACGGTTAAGTGGGCATAGCGAAAAGGCCGCGCTAATAAGCAGCCTTGTTGATATGCTGGCGAAAAAAAGCCCTCCGGAGAGGGCGAACAACTTCAGGGGATAATGAGGGTTTCTCCAATAACCAGAACAGGTCTTCGTCTCCTGTCTTGGTTATGAGCGATATTGCTCACATAGCTGACTCGTAAATCAGCTATAGGTGCTTATTCGCTGACGAATTCAGTTAACTGCTCATGCAGCTCAACCAGAGTTTCATCATCAAACCCGTCGAGAAAAGCCTGTTCGATAAGCTTGATTATCTCTGTCGCTTGCTCTTTGCTTATTTCCATTGATATCTCCTGTTATGCTGATTGCATCAGATAACCGACTCCATGAATCGGCTATCGGCTGCTATTCAGCTGGCGGGGCAGGGAGTGGCATCCAGTGGGTGACGCCATGCACAATGCCCCTTAAGTCTTCAAATCTTGGCGCTCTACCTCTTTCCGTTTTCGCTCCATCCCATTGCGTATACGAAGCACAGCGGACGTATTTGCCCTCGATGGTCACAATGACTCGATTCCCAATTTCAGGCATCCGCTCACTACATTTAATCCACTCCATTCACTCCTCCTCGCCGATGGCTTTAGCTCGCACGCCGTGATTTTCTTGTTTCGTTTTGCCATGCAGAGGCCGCAGCCACTGCGTCTTCACCATCGAATACCTGATTATTCGGATCATTTTTTGCAATGACTTTCGGGCGCTTTTCGTCGATAGCCTGAAACACCCAGCTTGTGTCGCTCTCCTTGAGCACATTCCCTGAAATTAACCATCCATTTGATTTTGCGTGTACAGCCATATCTCACCTCAGATAAGTGGCTTGCTGCCAAAAAGAAAGGCCGACTATGCGGCCTATTTTGAAACTGAATATCCTTGCTCTGACAACCATGCCGCAACGTCAGATTCGCCAATTGCTTCCAAAATATCGTCAGTACTGTATTCGCTAACAATTTCATCTGCTTTAACAGCGCCTGAGATGTCCATGTCTACAACATCGACGTCCATGTATTTGTTCCACCCTTCTCCCCACAAGGAGATTTCGCCAATTGATTTAACTTTTACAGTCGCAGTAATGCTCATATGTCACCTCAGTCGTAATAAGCAGGAATCGATTTGCCGCGCATTTTCTGGTGCGCGTTAATCAAGTGGGTAGGGTGGTTAACCGGCTTGCGGTTGGCCGGGTTACGCTTGCGTTCGGTTACTTCCGGCTCCTGGTAATCGCGGAGAGCTACGAGCGAAGTGGCTCGGTCAACGCGGCTTGCATGCTTGCGTGATTCTTCCTGAGAAGCGTCAGGAGCCTCGCAACCTAAAATGGAGTCGATGATATTGCTGATAGTGTCGCGCTCGATAGCGAGCTTTCTGCGCCGCTCATGACGGCGAGTTTTAGCGTTACCAGCTGATACTGAAGAACCGTATTGGATGACCGTCATACTTTGTCCTCGTGTGAAATGGCTTTGGTGGTGTGCAGGTCTGTTGCTATTCCGTACTCCAGCGGCTTGGTGAGGCTGGCTTGCATCCGTTTGCCAAATCGGCTTGCAGACTCATACTGCCTAAGGTGGTGTTGCTCGCATCTCATATCGCGCACCCTGCCACACACCAAACCCATCTCGTTTGGTATCTGTTCGCGCTTTGTCAGCGCACCGTCGAAGTTAAAGAGCGATGCCAATCTGTTCCGTTTGGCTACCAGCGTCCTGCTGATGGACTAAAGATACAGATAAAACTGTAATAACGTCAACAGATAAAACTGTAAAATTTGCAGATTGAAACAGATGTGGTTGTTTTTGAAGGTAAAAAAATTTGTTGATGTTTCATGCTCGTACTGGTTGTGTAGAATTAACTCACTCAGGTCTCAAAGGTTCAGCATGTTATGGATATCAATGAGTGGTTAGAAAAACTACGTTGGCTGTCGGCAGACCAGAAGGTGCAGGTGCATTTTGAATTGCAAGAGCAGATCAAGGCGCATTACAAGCTGAGGGCTGAGGGCGATCATCTTGAAAGAGCGATACAACTGTGCGAACAGTCAGTAGCATTCGCGCCGCTGGCTTTTAAGGCTTTGAAAGAAAAGTGGGAAAGGGATTTCCCTGGGCAGGAGTTCTTTGTTCCAGCTCACCACGGATACCGACAGCTAATAACGATTATGAAGAAGCGAAAGGATATGAGTAGGGTAAAAGAGCTTCAGGCTAAGCGAGATGCCGAGGGGTGGGCTGAATAGGCAATAAAAAACCCGGCGCGGTGGCCGGGTTGTTTTAGAGGATGGGGGTATCAGAAATATGGATAAGCCGGATTTAGCTAGCCCAAAAGGTTTGATCAGGTAGGGTGCCTTTGGCTTGCCACTCAGTCATAACCTTACGGGCCGCCCTGGCAAAATATAATTTCCTGTTATCATCTGGCATTGAAGATATCAGCTTAAGGTCGCCTGTTTGTGAGTTAACCGCAAACTTCCCCTCACTCCCTTTTTCGCTTACAAAAGAATAGGTTACACTAGTTGGTGTCGATTTAATTTTTTTTATCCTAACCAGAATCGCCATCATATGCCTCCTCTGGGTTCCAGTGATAGCCTAGTCCAATAGCTTCATTGTGGGCTTTGACGTAATCTAATCCTTTTCTCCTCTCAAGTATAGACTCTACTTGCTCGTGCTTGAAGAAATCGATATCACTTTCAACATGGTCACCTTCGGTGAGACGGCTCCATGCATTGACTATCTCTGGGTCTGGATCGAATCTTCTTTTCTCAATCAAGTCATCCACTATAAAAATGTGCTCTCTAAAGAACACATGATCTTTTACTCGAGTCACAACTCTTGATGATTCAGAGATATTGCTGCAAATCCTATCTATGTCTTTGTGATCGTTCCTTATTTCTTCATAATGCCGCTCTGCTTCGACCCAGCTATCACTATCGTTTTGATCAAGTATGATGCGAGCCTGCTGTGATTTTAGCTTTGACTCTTCCGATAGGATTGCATCTAAGTCACTTAAATACTTATTAAAAGCATCATCATTGATCATTTTGTGATTTCAGAAAGACCTAGTTCTTCAACAATATAAGACATAGTAAAGGTATGATAATCAACAAATTCTTTAAAGCTTTTGGCGCCCATGCCGTATGGTCGAATTAGCGTGTAACAAAACATAGCAACGCCATCTTTAACAGAAAGATTTCCTGAAATAATCTGAAAGTTGATTTCATTAACCTTTTTTAATACTTCATATTCATTTAGGCCATCCTTCAATTGTAAGGTAATCATGAACAAGATGTTACCGCTGGGCATCATAGCGGCACTTGATTTAACGCCTTTTATAGTAAAAATAAGCCTATTTTCAACAACTTCATCACATTCATAACCGTTTTCTGATAAGAATTTCTTTATGTCATCTAGGGTAGTTTTTTTGTTGATGATATCCATATTTAATCCCGGAATGGCTTCGTGTGTTTATATCGGTTAATGAGAGTGAATTTTTACCCAAACGTCTCTTCAGGCCACTGCGCCTTAACTACCTTTCCTATGATGCTGACTATCTCTTCCGGCGATAAATCCGGTGTTCAACCATCGTCCCGATAATCTGGATGTGGCGATCAATGCTTCGCATTACAGGATAATCGTCGTTAAGCGGTATCAATTCAAAGTGCTGCCTGCCATCTTCTGCAAGAGTGGTTGGGCGGTATTTCTTGAATGTGGCCTCGTGTTCGCCATTTTTCGCAACCACAAACTCTCCAGGGGCTGGTTCGATTTCCGGGTCCACGATTATCACATCGCCAGCCTTAAAATCAGGCTCCATAGAATCGCCAACAATCTTTAGAGCAAAGGTGTATTGCGACCAGTCCATGTCAGTCATGACGTACTCGCAAGATCCATCAAGGGCCTCTATAGGTCCTTTAGTTGCCATTTCGCCAGCTTGTACATAGCTGATCAATGGAATCCTCCTTGTGTTCACCTCGCTAACAGGCTGGAAGTTGCCACCATTAACCAGCCATGACGGGTCACAGCGAAGAGATTCAGCAATACCGACAATGTTCCGGGGCTTTAATGTCTTTCCTTCTTCAATACTCGCCCAAGACTGCTGCCTGATTCCAGCTTTTTCTGCTGCTTCAGTTTGAGTCAAACCCAGCTCAATTCTTCTTTGTTTTACCCGTTCTGCAAGGCTCATAGCTTCCTCTCCATTTCCTCACATCGTCACAGTTAAAGCTGTATTTGACAAACAGAAGTAACTGTTAGACAATACAGATAAAACTGTGGAGGTGAGTAATGAATACAATTTCCGAACGCCTCAAACAGAAGCGCATGGAGTTGAATCTGACACAGGCGCAATTAGCTGAGAAAGCTGGGATGAAGCAGCAATCAATACAGCAAATTGAAGCAGGTTCTACGCAACGTCCGCGCTTCCTGTTTGAGCTTGCCGCAGCTCTCCAGTGCGACCCGCTCTGGTTACTGTACGGCAAGAAACGCGGCTCCAGGGCCGCCTAAGCAGTACCCGCTCTTTACCAATCTGAACCGCCGACAACGCGGTAATTCATTCAAGTGGCAGACCCCGCGGTCTGCGCACGTATCTATCTAAACAACAAAGGAAGATTAATTGATGGAACACGCAAATAAACGCAACGAGGCGTTACGCATTGAGAGCGCCTTGCTTAACAAGATCGCAATGATTGGCACAGAGAAAACAGCCGCAGCTGTCGGTGTCGATAAGGCGCAAATCAGTCGGTGGAAACGCGACTGGATACCGAAGTTCTCGATGTTACTTGCAGTGCTGGAATGGGGTGTCGTGGATGACGAGATGGCCCGCCTTGCTGAGCAGGTAGCGAAGATACTCAAAAATGAAAAGCCCCAAACGAGCTGCAACTCGTTTAGGGCCTGAGCAACTGTGTTACGCCAACAACAGTACAGGAGACATTCTAATGGTTAAGCAACGATTTATCCAGGACGAAGTACACAAAAATGTAGCTCGTGAAAGGTTTATCCGCTCGTTTAGCCGGGAAGCTGCTGAGAAGCTGAAACAGGCGCTTGAAGTCAGTAAACGTAGACTGGAGAAACCCGAATGAGCAACGTCGCATACGCAGATTTCGGGGTGGTAAAAGCCCCGGTGGAGAGAAAAGTGGCAGAGCTGGAAGATGGCTATGCCAAGCTGTCCAACATGCTTCTTGAAGCCTACGCCGGAGCTGACCTTACCAAGCGTCAATTCAAAGTCCTCCTGGCTATTCTGAGAAAAACTTATGGGTGGAATAAGCCCATGGACAGAATCAGTGATTCTCAGATATCGGAGATCGCAAAATTACCAGTTAAGCGTTGCAACGAAGCCAAACTTGAACTGGTAAGAATGGGTCTCATCAAGCAGCAGGGCGGTATGTTTGGCCCCAACAAAAACATCGACGAATGGTGCATCCCTCAAAACGAGGGAATATCCCTCAAAACAGGGGATAAAACATCCCTCAAATTGAGGGAGTCGTATCCCTCAAAACAGGGGGACACAAAAGACACTATTCAAAAGAAAGAAAGACAATATAAAAACACTATGCCTGAACAGGTTCAGGCGAAGCAGGAAAAAGCACCTTCCCGGCACGAAGAAACGGACAAGGCATTCGAGAGTATTTTCTGGTGTGCAGGCATGCGTAAGACCGGGAAGAAAAACGCAGCCTCAGCTTTCCGAACTCAGTTCACGTTGTGGCGGAAGGAAACGCACGGATCACCTGAAGAGTTTGCTCGGATGCTGGCAGCAGATATCCGGTGCCGGTCTGGCGTTCAGTTTGGCTTTGACCGGCTTCACCCTGCGACATACCTGAACGGACAGCGCTGGAACGACGACAAGCCGATTCCTGAAACCCCACAGGTAAAATCATCATCCCCGATCACCGTGTCGAAAACCGGTTATGTATTCTTCGACAGGTGAGCCATGAAATCCAGAATCAAAGCGTTACTCATCGCTGGCTATAACCATGGCTGGCTAAGTCCTGCATTCGTTGAATTCTGGTTTAACCGTCTGGATCTGAGGTCAGCTTAATGACACCAAGCGAACTAAGTGACCTGCTGTGGTCGCAGGTCGACAGGGTAGCGCCGCACCTGTTGCCGAACGGCAAGAAAGACGGTCATGAGTGGGTGGCGGGCAATGTCCACGGCGACAAAGGCTCAAGCCTGAAAGTAAACCTCAACGGCAAAAAGAAATGGGCTGACTTCGCGGAAGGCGATGGCGGTGACATGCTTGACCTGTGGATGGCGTGTCGTGGCATCAGCCTCCACCAGGCAATGCAGGAAGCCAAAGCGTTCCTCGGCATCCGTGACGACGACCACCACTTCGACGCAAAGCGCGAGAAGAAATTCTCCCGACCTGACCGAAAGAAAGTTGCCCGATACTGCAATAAAACCGAGCATCACATTGAATACCTCCAATCACGCGGCATCTCTCCGGAAACGGCGAAAGCGTACGAAGTCGTCAGCGGCAAGGTGTGGAACGGCGAGAGGGAGATTGACGCTCTGGTATTCCCATACAAGCGCGATGGTGAGCTGATTCAGGTCAAACGCATCAGTACCGAGCGACCGAATGGCAAGAAGGTCATCATGGCCGAAGGGGACTGTGAGCCCTGTCTTTTTGGCTGGCAGGCCCTGGACAGCAAGGTACGCTCTGTTGTTCTGTGCGAGGGTGAAATCGACTGCATGAGCTACTCACAGTATGGCATCAACGCACTGTCAGTTCCGTTCGGTGGCGGCAAGGGCGCTAAGCAGCAATGGATTGAGTTTGAGTTTCACAATCTCGACCGCTTCGAAGAAATCTGGATATCGATGGACAACGACGAAGTAGGACAGGAAGCCGCCAGAGAGATAGCCAGCCGTCTCGGTGAGCATCGCTGCCGGATGGTCAAGCTACCACGCAAGGACATTAATGAGTGCCTGATGGACGGCATCTCCGAAGATGAAATCTGGCAGTGTCTTGGCGGTGCCGCATTCTTCGACCCGGAAGAGCTCTACAGCGCGCGTGAGTTTTACCAGGACACCATCAACGCGTTCTACGGTAAGCAGCAATACCTGTTTAACCCGCCATGGGAATCTCTGGCCTATAACTTCCAGTTTCGCGAAGCCGAGTTGACGCTTGTCAACGGCGTTAACGGTCATGGGAAAACGGAAGTCGTCGGTCATATGGCTCTGGAAGCCATGAGGCAGGGCGTAAAAACATGCGTTGCTTCGCTGGAGCTTAAGCCCGGCATACTGCTTAAGCGGCTTACCCGCCAGGCCACATGCTGCAAAATGCCTCCGGTTCTGGAGATTGAGTCCGCATTCAACTTCTACGATGACCGGTTATGGTTATTCGGCCTGACTGGAACGGCGAAAGCTGAACGCCTGATTGAGATATTCACCTATGCCCGCCGCCGATATGGAATCCGGCTTTTCATCATCGACAGCCTCATGAAGTGCGGCATCGGCGATGACGATTACAACGGGCAAAAAGCGTTTGTCGACGCACTGTGTGACTTCAAGAACAAGACCAACTCTCACATCATCCTCGTTACTCACTCCCGCAAAGGAGACAGCGAGGAAAAGCCCACCGGCAAAATGGATGTGAAAGGCTCTGGTGCCATCACCGACCTCACAGACAACCTGTTTATCATCTGGCGCAATAAAGGCCGGGAGAGAGCGTTACAGCGCGTCCAGGCGGGCGAGCAGCTTAACGATAAAGACCAGCAGCTGTTAGCCGGTCCGGCATCTGTTCTGATGCTCGAAAAGCAGCGAAACGGAGAAGGCTGGGAGGGCGGCGTTCCACTGTTTCTCGATGACCAGTCTCACCAGTTTCTGCAGGTCGAAGGCGCATCCCCATACAACTACGTCGCTAACATGCCTAAGTCTGAATATGACGAGGTGTGGCAGCAGGAAAACGTTTCTCAAATCTGACATCACAAGGATTAACCATGAGCACTATTAGCAATGAGGTTTTAGAAAAGCTGTCAGTTCGCTATCGCCTTCTGGCAAAAATACATGATGGCAGCGAGAGTCAGGCTTGGGAGGAAAGCGCCTTAATCGTTGAGGAGCTTCTGGCGCTGCGCAAAGAGCGGGAGAAGGAAGAATCAGCCGTTTGCCCAAAATGCGGCAACACTGGATTAGCCGATAGCGGCGGGGTGCAGCCATGGGGAGAGCCAATTCTCATTGAATGTGATTGCACAGCACCGCCCGCGCCTAGTATTGCTGATGACTCTCTGCCATATGACCCACAGATTGCTGAATATGAGCAAATGATGGAAGCAGAGCAGGCTCAAGCCGACACCACCGCGCAGCAGTTCGAATCGCTGGCAGGTAAGGCGGTTGTGCCGGAAGGTTGGAAACTGGTGCCGATTGAGCTAACGAAAGAAATGCGCGGAAAGATTCATCCTTTTGCGGAGGCGCTTTGCCATGGGTGCGGACGCGAGGTAGTGGCTGATTGCGAAGACAATGTTACGGCGTCATGGAATGACATGCTCGCGGTAGCTCCTGAGCCATGCAAATAACCCTCGACGACATAGACACCATCGCCAGGTACATCGGCACTCATCGCTTAATCGACATCGAAACACTCACCAAACGATATCTCTTTACCAGCCAGCTGATAATGCTTCAGGCAATCAGTAAGGCTAGGTATTGAGCGGAGCAATCCCATGAAAACGATACGAGCCAAAATTCTCGCCATCATGAATGCCGGGATGGTTTTAACCACGAACGAAATATCCCGCCGGACAGGCAACACACTCGAAGCAGTGCGTGTCGTACTCAACCGCATGCAGAAAGACGGTGAGCTAACCGGAACAAGCCAAAGGCCCCGGCGCTGGCGTCTGGTCGACTCCGCTAATCACAGAGCCGATCTAATCCGCTGCGTGAAAGACTTCGGCGCGCTCACTGCTATTCAGGCCAGCGAAATTACCGGCCTCTCTCCGGTGTACTGCATCAACACCATGCGGGTGCTGGAGATGAACGGTGAGCTGACGCGTAAGTACATCCACACCGAGCTATCAGATGGCCGCAAAACGCGCTGCTACGAGTATTACCCGGCACCTGAGCGCAAGCCGATTAATCAGGCAGCGCAGTTAAGTTCGCTTGCAAAACTCATCACCTCACGAATCGGAGCATGATATGCAGCTAAGCAAAGTAAAAACGGCAGAGCTTACCGGCGCGGCGTTGGATTGGGCTGTAGCAGAGACCCAGGGAAGAAAGCGCATTGCAACCAGTCGTAAAGAGTTCGGGATAAATGTTGCGAAAAGTATCATCCCTCCTTACTCAACGGCATGGGAATGGTGTGGCCCGTTGATTGATGAATACAAGCTCAATGTTTCGCATATGCCCAGCGGGAGACGACCTGACGAGCCATGGTTTTGTTGCAATAACAGCGAGACATTCTGGTGCACTGGCGGAAGCGCAATGGTTGCCGTCTGCCGCGCAGTAGTTTCTGCAAAACTCGGCGACGAAGTAGATATACCCACCAATTTAACCGGAGCCTGATATGAGCGACGCAACCAATGAGCAATCACAAGACGCGCGCTATTGTCCTTTCTGTCAGCGGCATATTGAGCCGGCTCGTGATGATTTAGGAGTGCCTTACAGGGCCGACGATGGTGGCTTTATTTATGTCCACGACCCTGTCATGCACGATGACGAATACACCTTTACCCCACTTAATTAACCACCACTGGAGCCTGATATGAGCGTCCTGATGACTGGATTTACCGGCGCAATGTTTCTTATTGGCGCTATCGCAATGCGAGATGGCCTGATGTTCACCAACGCCTGCGTATTCATTTGCTGTTCGTTGTTGCTGGCCAAAGAGGAGAAGCGCCGTGGATAAGAGCAGAGAGCAGTTTTTAGAATGGTTCGCCAGGGAATGTGAAGAGGTTAATAACAGCGACGAGCTGAGCGCACAGGTCATCAAAATGATCGCCTGGTCATCGTGGAAGTCATCCCGCGCAGCGGTGGAGATTGAGTTGCCGCCAACAACAGAAGTCCACCCGCTTGGCCCGAGTGCGGCGAAAGTGTTTTGTGAACTGCATAAAAACACAGTCGCAGAGTGTGCTAAAGCCATCCGCGCCTCCGGTCTCAGGGTTAAGGGGGAGTGATGATGTGGACTCCTGTCAATGGCGCACAAAATATGCCCGTAGGGAAGTGGCTGGTTCAGCTTTCCAATGGGGAATTCTCAGTGGCAAAAATCCATGAAAATGTCCAAGTGGTGGGAGGTCATTTCCATTTTGACATGTCGCCTGTTGTGGCTTACATGCCTTTCCCGCAACCATATGCAGGAGCGAAAAATGAGGAAACAAACGTTTGAAATCCGCACCCCGCTAGTCCAGCAAAACGCCATCCGCACTATCCAGCAGCTTCACCCCGACTTCGAAAGGCCTCTCATCGTTACCATTCAGGAAAAGACGCGCTCAGTAGAGCAGAACAAGCGTCTTTGGGCGACCCTGCGCGATGTGTCTGAACAGGTTGTCTGGCATGGCATGAAACTGGATAGCGAAGACTGGAAGCACATCTTCACCGCAGCTCTCAAAGGCCAGCGCTCAGCGCCAGGCATCAACGGCGGCTTTGTCGTGCTCGGGCAGTCGACCAGCAAGATGCGAGTAAGCGAATTCAGCGAGCTTCTGGAGCTGATTTACGCATTCGGTGCAGAGAGAGGCGTCCGGTGGAGCGAGGACGCTCAGGAAGCTATTGAGTGGGCTAAACGAACGGGAAGGAAGGTGGCAGCATGAGACGACAGCGACGAAGTATCACCGACATAGTCTGCGAAAACTGCATTTACCGCGTTACCCACCGAAAGAAACGAAAGCCAGAAGTATCCCCATCCGACATAAAAACCTTCGCGTATACCTCTCACCTTCACGATGTGATGTGGGAACGCCTGCGCGCCAGGAGGAAACATGACAGCTGAATACGAGTACGCAGAGCGCTTTGCAGATTTGATGGAAGACATGCAGGGCGATGGCGTGGACGCGATGAACATCCTGATGAATTACCTGATGGGCTTTGTCGAGCAGGCCACAGAAGGTGACGAGGACAAAGGACTCATCTGGCAACTGGAAGACAAAGAGCTGGTTATCACAATTGAGCCAGTCGACGGCACAAACACAGCGAGGCTGCACTGATGGATTATTCACAGTTATCAGACCAAGAAATAAACCTGCTGGTAGCAAAAATACAGCACCCTGACAAAACATTCATCGAAAGCAAAACACGTCAGCCATCTGTAGTCATGTTGAACCATATAAACATGTGGATTGACTACTGCAACAACCCCGCCGACGCATGGCCGATTATCCTTGAGCACGGAATTAGCTTTGCATTTGATAAGAATGAAGATGAATGGGTGGCGTGGGGTGATTTTGCATTCGATTTGGCTGGGTGGGATATGAAAGAACAGCCAGCAGAATATAAGCACCATGTAAACCCACTGCGCGCCGCAATGATTGTCTTCCTCATGATGCAGGAAAGCCAACATGCTTAACCCCATCCAAACCCAAACCTACGAGCAGCAGAGCATAGCCAGAGCTCTCTGCGCAGGATGCAGTAAGCAACTGGAGCCGGATGAAACCTACGCTTGCGGCGAGTGCATCAACGAATGGCTTGTGTATCGAGACCCGAACGGAGATATCGCAAATGACGATATTCAGGAGCAATAAATGGCTTCAGGCAGTCAGGGAGATAGATTGCTGCGTTCTGTGTGGCCGGTATGGAGTTCAGGCTGCGCATCGAAACGAAGGAAAGGGAATCGGCCTCAAGGTCGACGACAGCTTAACAGCGGCACTCTGCCCGTCATGTCATGAGCGAATCGACAACGGGAAAGACCTCAGCCGGGAAGAAAGGCGATCTGAAATGGACCGCGCTATCGTCCTGACGCTGCAAAAGCTGACGAGAGAAGGGAGGGTAACGGTGCGATGAATCAATACCGAATAGTCCTGCCCTGGCCACCTTCCAATAATCGGTACTGGCGTCACTCAAGAGGAATCCACTACATCAGCGATTGGGGTAAGCGATACCGACGAGAAGTAATCGAAATCATTCAGCAGCACAAGTTAGACATCAAGATCCAACCCCGCATCAGAATCACCATCCACGCAGCACCTCCCGACAACCGCAAACGCGATTTGGACAATCTACCCAAAGCCGTTTTTGACGCACTCACAAGTGCGGGCTTCTGGCTGGATGACGGTCAGGTAGACGATATGCGCATCAAGCGCTGTCAGGCGGTTAAAGGCGGAATGCTCGTTTTGGTAGTGACCGAGCTGGGCGGGAAATTACCCGATATAGCCGAGTTAATGGAGGCCGCATGATTATCGTTCAGACAGTTCCTCGCTTACTTCAGGAATGTAACGGATGCCTCAGCGAGGTGGCCCGTAAGCTTTCATGCCACCGCGATACCGTCAGGAAGTACATCGGTGACATTCACGCTAAGCGTCACGCAGTCATTAATGGCGTACTGATGACTAGCGCCCGCTCACATGAGGAGGCTTCATCGTGACCACAGTAACCCATATCTCAGCAGCGCAGCAGCGCCAGAAGGACCGCGAGATGCTTGAGGCTATCGAGTGGCAGCTTAACAACGTTCACGAGACAGAGAAGCGTCTGATGGAAATGCGTCGGGAGCTGGTAAATCGACTCGGAATCAATAAGCCAGAGGGAGGCGATGCAGCATGAAGAGACTCACACCAGTATTTGGCATGGTTAACTTCATCGACGATGCGCACTTCCGCCGCGTATGGAAGCATCCGAAGAAAACCATCAACTCCCGCCAGAAAGCATGGGTACATTACATGCTGCAGGTCTGGGGTAAAGTTAATGCAGGTGACGATTCGCCCGCCGGGGCTATCAACGTTATCGGACGTCTGATGATCCGCAGCCAGTGGAGCGATGATAAGGCTAAGCAGATAGAAAGCGTTGTCATGCGGCTATACGAGGAAGAAGGCTTGCGGGGCGATGCTCTGTATCAGAAAGCTCGCGAATTGGTCATCCCGCAATCTTCATTCAGCAACATCATCGCTCTCGCCAAAGAATCAGATGATGCTGCGTTTGTTGAGCGCGTAATGGTTAAAACCTTTCACCGTGAAAGCCCCGTCCGCGATGTAGCTATTAAGCGATATTGCCACCGCAATTGCACGCAAGATATCGCTAAGCTGATGAGCCATGTCACCGGAATGGATGTGCAGTCATGTCGGCGTCGTGTTGTCTGGTGCGAGAACGTGCTCGATTCGGAAATATTTTTCGCAATGAAGCGTGAAATTGAGAATGAATTTCCTCAATTAGCGGCTTAATTAATAAATATTTTCCGAAAGCATTGCAATCGCGAAATCAAAGTAGTACATTTTGTGTATGCTCGGAGCAAAAGCGAACTGAGCAGCCAAACAAAAGAAAAAGCCCTGAGTTTAATAGCTCGGGGCTTTTTTATTTCCACAACAGGTAAGAGCATTGTGACGCACTTGCGGGGCTGAATTGAAAGATTATTCAGAGACCCGGCAGACAGCAGTGCTCTTTCCGTTGTGGTGAATGCGCAGGCTGATGCGCTACGAAATGGCTGGACCAGTTCAGCAAAGTCGGAGATCAGCGCCGACCACCACAATCAAATCACTCCAATATTCAAGGCTCGCTTCGGCGGGCTTTTTTCGTATTAGGCCACAGGCAATCAATCACAGATGAACCCTCGCATCCTTTGCCTTGCTGGCCTTTCCTAACTACACCACAGCACTTCCTGTCGGAGGTGTGAGATGTCACATATGAGCAAATTAGCTTCTGGCGCAGCTTATGGCGCATCTGCCGGGACGGTGGCTAATGGGTTGTTGACCCGGCTAAGTCCTGACGAGTGGAGCGCAGTAGGCGTTATCGCCGGTATTGTCGTGGCGCTACTGACGTTCGGTATCAACTGGTATTACAAACGCAAAACCACGCTGGCGCAGATTCAGGCGTATGAGCGATGGCCTTCCGCAGCCGGGCAGTTATCAAAGGAGGACTAACGATGGCTATCCCGTCCTCACTGAGAAACAAACTGATTGCCGCAGCGGGTGCAGGCTCGATGGTCATCGCCACGATATTCATCGGTGGCAAGGATGGCGTAGAGGGTCGCAAGTATCAGGCTTACAAAGATGTCGCTGGCGTCTGGACTGTCTGCGACGGCCACACTGGCAATGACATCATTCGCGGCAAGACCTACACCGACAAAGAATGTGATCGGCTTTTGTGGAGAGACCTGCAACCAGCGAAAGCGACCGTAGACAAGCTGGTTAAGGTTCCGCTGAACGAATACCAGCGCGCCTCGCTATACAGCTTCGTGTTCAACGTAGGCAGTGATGCCTTCGCTAAGTCGACTCTTCTTCGCAAGCTCAACAAGGGCGACCAGGAAGGGGCGTGTGAAGAAATGCGCCGCTGGGTTTACGCCGGTGGTATGAAGTGGAAGGGATTGCAGAACCGGCGGGAGATGGAGCGCTCTATGTGCCTGGCGGAAAGTGAAAATGACCTTTAACTGGAAGCTCATTCTCTTCGCCGTAATGGCTCTGCTACTGGCAATCGCCATAGTCATCGCCAGTCATTACCGTTCAGCTCTCAAAGAAACACAGAAATCTTTAACCAAAGTTAATCGTGAATTAAATCTGGCTAAAGACACCATCAAAGACATGCAAACTCGCCAGCGCGATGTCGCCGCGCTCGATGCCAAATACACACAGGAACTTGCAGATGCGAATGCTGAAAATGATGCTTTGCGTAAGCGTCTCGATAATGGTGGCCGGGTGCGCGTCAAAGGAAGCTGCCCTGTGTCAGCCACAACCAAAACCTCCGGCACCTCCGGCATGGGCAATGATGCCACCGTCGAACTCTCTGACGTTGCTGGACGAAACGTTCTCGGTATTCGATCCGGAATCATCAGCGACCAAACTTCCCTGAGAATCCTGCAGGAATACATTAAAACGCAGTGCCAGAGGTAACTATTTGAAGTATTTATCGAGCGGGTCGTATTTAGGAGTTGAGCGCCATAATTTCCAGCAAATAGGTATGGAAATAAGAAATCCACACCACGCGCCCGCAGCAACGAGACGCAGGATCTTATTCAGTGTGAAATAATCTTTCAAAACTTCGGGTACTAAAGAGTATTTGTAATGGTTTAACCAGCACTCAAGGATCGCGAGAAGCGCTGTTTTGAAAAATATTATCACTGGCACAAAAACGGAAAATATAGCCATCAAAAAAACAAGCATCAAAGCCATTACTGCATAAGTACGCATACCTATCTCCTCTTAGCGCATAGAGTAACAAATAGCCTAGCTTGCCGAAAGCGTGTCTTTTGCCCCTCTTACAAAGCCTGTCATCGGTGGGCTTGATCATGGGCTGTGCCTACTCGGCCAAGAGATTCTAGGTGCTGACGGGTAAGCCGTAAGTTGGTTAGCCATTCCGTGAGGAATAGCGAAGCCTGCGACCATGACAAACCCCAAGAATATTCACCATCAGCAACAAAGCAATATCAGCCTCGCTTATGCGGGGTTTTTTTATGTCCGCAGTAAAACGCGCGTCGCAGCGCATAACATTCCCGAGTCTTTCAGAAAGCTGAGCCTGAGAACTGCCGTATATGGTGGCGACCATCTCGGGGCGGCTTTTCTGTGCGAACAGGCTCAACTTTCTAAAAGGTAATCGCTATGCAATTAGTTGAAATCAAAAAACTCGACCTGGTAACCAACTCGGCTGTAATCGCGAGTGGTGTTATGAAAGATCACAAGCCAGTGATTCAACTCATCAGGAAGTACAAAAGCGACCTCGAAGAGTTCGGAAGGGTGGAATTTGAAATGCGACCCTTTCAAACGGATGGGGGTATGCAAAAACAGGAAATTGCACTGCTAAACGAACAGCAAACCACGCTGCTAATCACCTACATGCGAAACAACGAAGTTGTCCGGGCATTCAAGAAACGCCTGGTCTCTGAATTCTTCGCGATGCGTGGCCAGTTGGCTAAGAAGAAGATGGACCGCAACGCCGCGCGCATTGAATACAAACCCATGACCGACGCTATTAAGCATGAGCGCGAATCTCAGGGTAAGCAGATCGCGCCTCATCACTTCAGTAACGAAGCCGACCTGATTAACCGCATCGCTCTCGGCATGACCTCTGCTAAGTTTCGAGTACATCACGAAATAGGCAAGAAAGAGCCTATTCGGGATTACCTGACGCCAGAGCAGATTCACTGCATCACCGAATTACAGCGAGCAAACACGGTATTCATCACCATGGGATGGGATTTCGAGCAAAGGAAGGCGAGTCTGACCGGCCTGTTCGAGCGCAATCACCGACAGCCTCTGATTGAAGAGCAGCACAAGCTGGCAGCCTAAGAAGAGGTGAGAGCCTCTTTCACAACGGCTTTCATCACAAGGCGCATTTTCGAGTGCGCCTGATGATATGGCCTGATTAAGCGCAGCCTTATCGCGAGACAAACGGTTTTTACGATCTCATTGATGGATGGGGTGATGGCTATAAAAGCCGCAATATAAATTTCTGACGGCATGAATCCTCCTGTGGATGTTAATCGGGCGTTTTAGTGTTCTATAGTCCGCCCTAATTACTTAATGACGAATGGAGGAGAGCATGACAGACACCTACCGCATCACAGTTAAAACCAAAACAGGCGAAACGCATGAAGGTCTGATGAAGCGATCTCAGCCCGAGATTATTAACGGCTTCATCGGCATAGCACGTGAGGACGGCTCATGGGTATACCTGGCACCTGATAACGTGCAGGAGATGGAATACGTTCCTGAGCCGGATAAAGACGAACAAACATCGTAAGGAATGACTATGGCAGGTCTGACAATTAAGCAAGAGGCTTTCTGTCAGGCATACATCGAAACGGGTAATGCTTCAGAGGCTTATCGGACGGCGTATGCTGCTGACAAGATGAAGCCGGAAGCAGTACATGTTCAAGCCAGCAATTTAAAGGATAACCCTAAGATCGCCCTAAGACTTAAGGAGCTTCAGGGAGAGATTAGGCAGCGCCATAACGTAACTATTGATTCTCTGTTGGCTGAGCTGGAAGAGGCCAGGCAGAAAGCATTAAGCGCCGAAACACCTCAATCATCAGCTGCTGTAGCTGCAACAATGGGCAAGGCTAAGCTCACCGGGCTTGATAAGCAGGTCGTGGAACTAACAGGTCAGGGTGGCGGCCCGGTTCGGGTAGTCACTATGTCGCCTGACGATATTAAGCGGGTGATGGAGAATGACGACTGCTGACGATTCTATCCGTGCCAGCATGTGCGAAGCTGACGGGCTTTACTTTGCCCGCTACTTCTTCAAGCAGCGCACTGGCGGCAAGATGATAGTGGCACCTCACCACAAGGTTATTCAGCAAACGCTGGACAGAGTGATAGATGGTGAGATTAACCGGCTGATCATCAACGTTCCACCTGGCTACACGAAAACAGAGCTGGCAACCATCAACATGATGGGGCGTGGGCTGGCACTGAATAAGCGCGCCCGTTTCATGCACCTGTCCTACTCGCACAACCTCGCGCTTCTGAACTCATCCACAGCACGCAGCATGATTAAGTCGCAAGCCTATCAGGCGATGTGGCCTATGGAGCTGCGCGACGATGCAGACAGCAAGGCGATGTGGTGGACGGAGTATGGCGGCGGCGTGTATGCCTCATCGTCAGCAGGTCAGGTAACGGGCTTCCGTGCCGGGCATATGGAGCCAGGCTGGCAGGGCGCGCTGATTATCGATGACCCCGTTAAGCCAGATGACGCTTATTCCGAAACGGTTCGTGACGGCGTAAACAGCCGCTTCAACGAGACGATTAAATCGCGCCTGGCTATCGAGACTACGCCGATGATAGTCATCATGCAGCGCATCCACTATCACGACCTGAGCGGCTATCTGCTGCGAGGTGGCAGCGGTGAGATGTGGCACCACCTGAACCTACCGGTAATCATCGACAACAGCCGCTCTTACCAAGAGCAGTACCCTGACAACAGCCACGCCATACCTATTGAGCATGGCTTGCCTGATGGCTGGCTCTGGCCGTTCAAGCACAATGAGAGCCACCGAACAGCGCTGTTCTCTCATCGCCGGACTGCCGAAGCGCAGTACATGCAGAACCCTCGCAGGTTCAACGCAGAGGGTGCACTGTGGACAGAGCAGATGATTGCAGCAGCACGCGCCATGAACATCACCGAGCAGCTATCCAGAACGGTTATCGCTATCGACCCGCAAGCCACCAACAGCGAAGAGAGCGATGAAACGGGGATTGTGGCCGCAAGCTCATATGGGGCTGGCGATAAGCGACAGTATTCAGCCGACGGTGACTACAGTGGCAAATACTCCCCTAACGGTTGGGCAACGCGTGCAATGGATGCTTACAAACAGCATGACGCCGACGCGATTGTTATTGAAACCAACCAGGGTGGCGACATGGCCGAGGACACGCTCCGCAATGCCGGGTTCAAAGACCGAATCATCCGTGTCCATGCGAGCAAGGGTAAATTCGCGCGAGCCGAGCCAATATCAGCGCTGTATGCACAGGGGCGTGTAGCCCATCGCGGTAATCTCTATCAACTTGAAAACCAGCAGATGGAGTACGTGCCAACCACCTCTAAAAAGTCACCCGACCGCCTCGATGCGCTGGTATGGGCGATGACCGAATTAAGCGGCCAGTCTAAAGGCGCAATCTTCTTCTAAGGAGTTCATCAGTGAGTGAACAACAAGGCGAGGTTTCATTCCTCGTGAACGCCCTTGCTGATGCGATAGGGCGGCAACGAATGCTGTACGCCCACGGGCAGAACGGGAACACCAAGCGCACAAAGCTGTGGGATGAGTTCGGATACCCGAGCGAGGTAGGTTTCGACCAGTACTACCGGGCTTATGAGCGCAATGCTGTGGCTCATGCCGCCGTGCACAAGCTGCTGGAATCCTGCTGGGTCGATAATCCCACCATCATCGACGGCGAAGAGAAGGATGAGTCTGGCGAGACCACCGAATGGGAGCGAGCCGTTCAGAAGCTTCTCAAGCGCCATTGGGCGAAGCTGAAAGACGCCGACCGCCGTAACCTTGTGGGGCGCTATTCGGCCCTGTTAATTCAGGTTAAGGATGGCCGAGAATGGAAAGACCCGATCAACGCCGACTACATCAGGTCTCTCGGCACCGAGCGCCTGAAGGCTGTGGTTAAGCTTATCCCGGCATGGGAAGCGCAGATTAAACCAGGTAATTTCGACACTGACACAATGTCGGAATCCTATGGTCAGCCCGTGATGTACAACTTCAATGAGCAGCCAGTCGGCGATGACGGAAATTATGGTCCTGTGCGCAGTGTTCAGGTTCACCCGAGCCGGGTCATCATCCTGTGCGAAGGCGCTGAAGACGAGAATATGCTCTCGGGCATCCCGCTGTTGCGCGCCGGGTACAACAAGCTTCTGGACATTGAGAAAACGTCAGGTGGTAGCGCTGAAGGCTTCCTGAAAAACGCGAGTCGCCAGCTTGGGATTGCGTTCGACAAAGACACAGACATGGCCTCTCTTAAGCAGTCCGCTGTCGACGCTGGATTCAAAGACCTCGGCGAAGCTTTGAATGACAAGATTGCTAGAATGAACCGCGGTACGGATTCGGCACTGGTCATGCAGGCTGGCGCGCCGTCTGTCCTGTCAGTCGCAGCCGCTGACCCGACTCCCACATGGACTGTAGCAGCTAACGAGTTTGCCGCGACGATTCAGTGTCCATTCACCATTCTCTTTGGTCAGCAGACCGGGCGTCTTGCCTCGGATGAGGACAAAACTGATTGGGCTAAGCGGTGCAATGGTCGCCGCTGGGGTTTCATGTCCGACTTCATCACTCGCGTCATTGAGCGCTTCTGGCAGATTGGCGTCATCGACCCGCCGAAATCTGGAGAGGTGACGCTCGCATGGTCTGACCTGCTCGCACCGAGTGAGAAAGAGAAGATCGCAAATATGCAGGCGATGGCAGCCGTGGCTAAAGACACTCAGCAGGCATACGGCACTCCAGCGATTACTGAGAATGAAATCCGTGCTGTTGGTGAGCTTGAGCCAATCAGTGAACCAGAGGAGCCTGCCGGCACCGCCATTACAGACCCGCTGACAGGTGACCCAATTGAACAATCGACAACGACCGGGCAGCCCGATAATTCCGCGCAATAAAGCCGACCCCACGCAGTCATACCGACCGGTTAACCGGATGTTCCGGGATATCGAGAATCGCTATTACCAGATAAAACTGGCGCTGAAGCAGTTGCTCGATGCGTATCTGGTCGGCAGGGAGCGCAGTGGCAATTCTCTCTACGGTTACATCCTGGCGAGAGACGGCAGCAAGCCTGACACGCTCTACCAGGTGAACGCTGGCACATTCATCTATGATATGTCGCCACAGCAACTGTCTGACCTGCTGCTGCGCATAGAAACGATTCTGGACGATTATCTCCTGGAGGGAGGGAGTAACAACCTTTGGGCGCTTCAGTACGTTACTGATGAGTATCAGCGCGGCACGTTGCAGGCTTTCACGAATCTTTCGGCGCAGTCAGCAATCTATGAGCAGTCAACGACGCTTCAGCAGTTACTAAGCAGTCCGGCGTATCAAAATCAGGTGGCAGCCGCTTATATCTCCACCTACAGCGAATGGCGGGGAATCACTGATGCTGCCCGTGCTGACCTGTCGAACATCGTCGCTGATGCGATAGGCCGTGGCGTTAACCCGCGAGAAACAGCCAGTCTGATTAGCAAGCGTCTGGATGTTTCGATGGGCCGAGCAAAGACGATAGCGCAGACTGAGCAGGTTGGCGCGTTAAGGCAGGCTCAGTGGTCAGAGGCTGAATGGTCGAAGGAGCGATTGGGGCTTAACACTGCGCTGCTGTGGATATCGGCCCTGAAATCGACGACGAGGCCATGGCACGCTGCGCGCCACGGGAAGACCTTCACA